TATGGCAACAGTGCGAGTCTTACTACAAAAGCAGCTGCTGTTTTATTGGAGCTAATAGAAAATTTTGGCGCTCAAGATATAATCCCAATAGGGATTGATGAGGAGTTTATTGCTCCGATAACTACTACAGTAGCAATTAAAGATAAGTTTGATTTGATTTATTCTCAAAACGGAAAAATATATGTTGTTAAATGGCTTTTTAATCATAAATTAAAATATGAAGACACATATATTGTTGATTTTTCTGTGATGAATATCGGATATATGAATAGATTTGCAGAAAAAATAAATAAAACTAAGTTTGGTTATTTTGATCTACTGAATCAAAAACCAGAGTTTACAGAATTTAAAATAGAACAAGAAGATATAGAAGCTTTAAAGTATTGGTGTCAATCTCTTAGTGAAGAAACAGTATTCCCCTCCAGAAGAGGATTAACTGCTTACTGTAAATCTTGTCCGTATGATAAGCCCTGTTCGAAATGGGTAGCTTGGTCCAAAAAGGAGCAGATAAATGCCAAAAAATAATGATCCCAATAGTATTCTTGATCAAATATTGCTAGATGAAGTTCAAGCCGTATCAATAAAAGATGAGGATAAAAAATTAGAGCCTCTTCTTGAAGAAATAGATCTTATTTTAGACGAAAATATAAAATCTTTTGTTAGATCTATTCTTTTTAAAGCAGATATATTTTGGGAAATACCATCTAGTTTTTCTGGCAAGCATCATCCCATGGATGAGCATGGTGTTGGCGGTAACGTTTTGCACACAAAAAGATCTGTCAGAGTAGCGCAAGTGCTTTGTGACTCTCACGCACTCCCGCAAGAAGAAAAAGATATAGTTATAGCAGCCATGCTGCTGCATGATGTAACAAAAGGAGTTCCCAAAGCGGATCAGAGTGGTTATCTATACGACCCTCTGCATCCATATACAGTTGGTCTATTCGTACGCAAGTGTCAGGAAGAAGACAAAAATTATGCTTCAGAACTTCAATCTTCTACATTATTTTTATCTGAAGAAATAGTACAATCTATTCTAAGATTAGTTAGATGTCACCTTGGGCCATGGTCACCGGTACCAGAAACAATACCAGTTACATATCTAGACATGATTGTGCATATGGCAGACAATGTTTCTTCAAAGCTTCACCATATAGTTGATGGAGAAAATGTGATAGAATCTAGATGGACAGATAATCATATTGTTTCTTGAGGCAAAAATGGATGAAGTAAATATTCTTTTAAAAAGAAATTCTATTGTTCAAAAACTAGATTATTATATAGAAGAGTCTATTTACTACAGAACTCATTCTGAACAGTTCGCTAATCATAAAATAAAAGTTATTAATCTAAAAGAAGACAGTCGGTAAAGCGTTAATAAAATGAGAATAGATACAGAAAGTAAGTTTCTTTCCGAATGGAAATACTACGAAGTTGCAAGATATGTTTCTTCTTTAGATAGAGTTATCCGAGAAAAGAATAAAATAATTGAAAGTAATCAGATAGAAGAATACTCTCAAAGAAATAACAATATAGGCATTTATACCTCTGTGTTTGCCTATAACTCGCATGATTTAGAAAAAGCAACTCGTCTTCGGACCACTATATTTTGATCTAGATCATAGTGATTTTAATATAGCTTTAAATGAATGTAGAAAACTCTACGAATACCTTATAAATTTTGTTCCAAAACAATCTGTTTTAGTTTATTTTACTGGTAAAAAAGGATTTCACATTGAATGTGAGCCCATAGCTCTAGGGATAAACCCTAGTAACGCCCTACCTAAAATATTTAGATACATTGCAACAAAAATAAAAAAAGATCTAGATTTAGTTAGCCTTGATTTCAGTGTTTACGATCTTAGACGTATGTGGCGCTTGCCTGGCTCAAAGCATCAGCAGACTGGTTTATATAAAACACTATTAAATCCTTGTGGCAATGATCAACTAATATATTCTGATCAAGAAAGTATAATTAAATATTCATCTTCTTCTCAAACACTAGAAGTTACTAATCAAACATTTGCGTATACAGCAAATGAATGGTATAGAGAGAACATCTATGAAATGGAAGAAGATGAAAAAAGAAAAGATAATCCTTTAGAATATTTTAATAAATATGGTTCAAAAGCTTTTAAAGATTTAAAAGAAACTCAAAAAATTTTTGACAAGGATGCCCTACTAAAAAATTGCAGTGCTGTAGCCAGATTAAAAAAACAAGCAGAAGAAGAACATTTCCTTGAGCACGAAGCAAGATTATTTCTTTGTTCCATACTTACATACACTGAAGATTCTATAAAGTTTCTACATGACATACTAAGCAATTGCTCTGATTATTCTTTCGATAAATCATCAGCCCATATAAATGATTGGGTTAAAAGAAGACAGATGGGCACTGGCGGAAGACCATTCACATGTGACAGAGCAAATGCAGTAGGTGTTGGGTGTGGAGAATGTAAGTTAGAAAGAAAAAATAAATGGGCTCAGATTGGAAATAAATATGTTGAAACTACAGAAAAGTCTTCACCATCACCAATAAGATACGCTTATAAAAGTATAAAGAAAGAGGAAAATAATGGCAATAAGAAATCCAGATGACGTGATCGGAGTATGCTCCGAATGTCAATCAGATCAACCAATGGCTTATATGGAGAAAAGCGCTTTTGCTCAAGCTGGTATATCAGTACCGTGTAAATTTTGTGGTGGCATTGTGATCATTACCTATAGAGAAACAAGAGATCAGTCCCTTGGTAACTCCAATAGGGAAAGAGGAATTAATTGAAAAATTGGACTAATCTCCATAATCATACCGTCTTCTCAATGTTAGACGGACATGGCAAAGTTGAAGAATATTTAACAAAAGCAAAATCGTTAGGTATGGTTGGCTTAGCTACTACCGACCACGGCAACATACATTCATGGCTAGACTTCTACGATGCTGGCACGGCTTGTGGAGTTAAACCAATTCTTGGATCCGAGTTTTATCAGGCAAGAAAATCTAGATTTGACAGAGACGAAGAGGAAAGATCGGGCCCAGCAAAAAACGAATGGGAACAAAGAGGTCCTTATCACCTAACAATTTTGGCAAAAAATAACGCTGGTTATCATAATTTAATTAAGCTCTCTTCTAAATCTTATTTAGAAGGCTATTATGTTAAGCCAAGAATAGATCATGAACTTATAGCCCAACACGCTGACGGGCTTATAGTATTGTCTGGATGTCTTAATGGTGAAATTGCTCAAGCCTTGCTAAGAGGGGACTACAACTTTGCCTTAACAACTGCTGCAAAAATGCAAGACATACTTGGAAAAGAAAATTATTTTATTGAGATTCAAAACCATGGTTTAAGTGAACAGATAAAAATAACATCAGATCTTATTAAAATAGCTAAAACAATTGGCGCTAAGATCGTACCAACAGGCGACTGTCACTATGTCCACAAAGAGGACGCACGAGCCCACGACATAATGCTATGTGTATCAACAAACTCAAATATAAATACAGAAAATCGTTTTTCATTTAGTGGAGATAATTTTTATCTAAAGTCATACGATGAAATGGCTGAAGTATTTTCAGAAGAATGGTTAAAAAATACTATGGAAATATCTGATATGGTAGATGTTAACTTAAAATTTGGAGAACTATACTTCCCGCATTTTCCTCTTCCAGATAATAAAAAAACAGATGAGTATTTAGATGAGTTAGCTTGGGATGGATTAAAGAAAAAATATGGTGATCCATTACCACAAGATGTATTGGATAGAGCTAATCATGAGCTGCGTGTTGTTAAAGAAATGGGCTACCCAGAATATTTCTTAGTTGTTTCTGATCTGGTTCAATGGGCTAAGTCTAACGGAATTAGAGTTGGTTGGGGAAGAGGTTCCGCTGCTGGTAGCATACTTTCCTATGCCCTAGGAATTACAAATCTAGATCCACTAAAGTTTGGCCTTTTATTTGAAAGATTTTTGGTTGAAGGCAGAAAGTCAATGCCAGATATTGATCTTGACTTTGACGATAGGCATAGGGATGAAGTAATTAATTACGCTAGAAATAAATATGGAAATGACCGAGTAGCACATATATGCACATTCAATAAAACTGGAGCACGCCAATCAATTAGAGATGCTGCTAGAGCATTAGCATATGATTTTGCTGGTGGAGACAAGGTTGCAAAACTTGTACCAGCTCCAGTTTTGGGAATATCAAAAACTCTTTCAGAGTGTATGCAGGTGCAAGAATTTTCTGATTTATACAAAAAAGACGACGACGCAAAGCAGATAATTGATACCGCTTTTGGTCTCGAGGGTCTCATTAGACAAACTGGTATGCATGCAGCTGGTGTTGTTATATCTAGAGGTCCACTAACAGATTATTTACCGATCATGCAGAAGGGTGTGGACAACCCTGTTATTACTCAGTGGGATATGGGAAGAGTAGAACAGTGCGGGTTGTTAAAAATTGACTTTCTTGGTTTAAGAAATCTTGGTGTTATTGATTACTGTATAAAGCTTGTGGAAAAAACAAGAGGCGTTTATATAGATGTTGATCAGATACCTTTAAATGATTATAAAACATTCAGTGAACTCTGCAAGGGTAATGCAATTGGCGTGTTCCAGTTAGAGTCCAGCGGAATGCGTGAACTTATGGTCCAAATGCAGCCGCAAACAGTAGAAGATATTATGGCATTGATTTCATTATACAGACCTGGCCCTATGGGCTCTGGTATGGATAAGTTATACATATCAAGAAAGCATGCGCGCACTAGCATTGAATACGACCATCCAAATCTAGAAAAAGTATTAGGTCCATCACTCGGCATCATGCTATACCAAGAAGACGTACTTGGTGTTGCTAGAGAACTTGCTGGTTTTAGTTCTGCAGAAGCTGATGACCTACGTAAGGTGATCGGCAAAAAGCTCATGGACAAAATTGCTCTCTTTAGGGATAAGTTTGTCAAAGGTTGTATTGCAAAGTCAAACATTTCTGAAGAAAAAGCAAATAAAATTTATTCAGATATTGAATACTTTGGTGGTTATGGTTTTAACAGAGCCCATGCAGCCAGTTATGCGATGATCTCATATATTACAGCTTACTTAAAAATGAATTTTACTGCAGAATATATGGCAGCGTTGCTGTCTTCTGTAACTGGCAATAAAGATAAGCTTGCGCTTTATCTTTCTGATTGTAGAAAGCTAGGGCTGACTGTTCTTAGCCCATCTATTAATAAGTCAGTAGAAGACTTTGCCGTCATAGATGAGAAAACAATAATATTTGGCCTGTCTGCTATAAATGGTATAGGCTATGCTGTTTCTGAGGCGATTCTTTCTGCAAGAGATTATGATAAACCGTATGTTTCCATGCATGATTTTTTTCGCAGAACAAACCCTGCTGTACTAAAAAAATCTACGATAGAACACCTGGCAAATGCTGGTGCGCTAGATGAATTAATACACAAAACAATTGACCAGGATTTTGGTAGACAAACAGAATTAAGAATCTTAGAAAAAGAAAAAGAAGAACTTGGCATATACGTGTCAAAGAACCCAGTAGATGGAGTTTGGGACTTATTAAGCAAGCAGGTTAACCACGAAATAGTTGATTTAGCAGACCTTCCTGCTGGTTCACGAGTTACTTTAGGCGGAATTATCTCCGGAGCAAAAAAGATTATAACCAAAAAAGGTGCGAAGATGTTTAAATTTAATCTTCAAGATATATCTTCTGATATAGAAATAATAGTTTTTCCTCGTGAAGCAAAGAATTATGAAGATGATTTTTTCCAAAACGGTGAAGTGTTAACTGTAACTGGGTCTATTGCTAAAGAAGGAGAAGATGAAAATATTATTTCAAAAATACTTTTAAATTCATGCGAAAAGCTAGATCTATCTAATTTTTCTGGAGGCACACCCATTTATTTAAACATTGATTCGCAAATTGATGAAAAAACTTTAAGTAAATTATATGATATAATTAAGTCAAAAGATGGTGGATCATATGTGTTTCTTTCTTATAAAGATGGAAGCAAGATAATCACTTTTAAGTTTAATAAAAAAACGTCTATAGTTGTAAAAGAAAAGCTAGAAAAAGTTTTAATGGAGCAGTGATGACAACTGGAAATTTCTATAAGAATCCCTCAACAAAAGACTGCTGGGTTTTTTGTTCATCGTGTAACCGATGCCAAGATAAAGGTAGATATACAAAGTGCAACAAATGTAGTGGGCGATATGATCCAAACGGGTCAATAGACCCACATCCAGAAGATTATTGTGACTGTAAAAATGGGGTATTACGCTGGAGAACTCAGCAGGGCAAGCTAATCATGACTAGATTCAAATCCAATCCTTTCGCTGGCAAAGTAAAATATCTTAAGCAGAGTGAGGATGAAAGAGATTGGGACTCATATGTAAAAGATATGAGAGAAAAAATGAATGATCCAAACTGGAACCCTATTACAATAGTTGAGGAATAAATATGATTTCAAAAGAAGAAATAGGAAGAATGTTACTGGGTGATATAACACTTATTGAATATTCTCCAGTAAATGGTAAAACTAGTTTTTTTCTACAGTCAGGAGTCACTGGCTTCTATGCTTCTGAAGAAGAACTTATGAATATATATGGTTTATTAAACTATTACTATAACATGGACAGTGTAAATAACACAGTTATTTCTGTAAAGTAGGTATTTTATGAATTGGCCAAGATTAGAAGATGATTTTATGGAGTACGGCGATACAGGCTGGGTTGCTCTAGGAGAGGGTAAGTATCAAAATATCTATACCCGCTATATAATGGACGCAAACGGAATTTTGTTTGATGAGTATGGGAATGTAATTCCAGAATTAGAAGAAAAGTAAAATGATATTAAAAGATATTAATGAAGTTGACGACTTCCAAAGGATTACCTTATCTGAGTTTAGTTATTCAAGAATAGACACATATGAAATGTGTCCTTCAAAGTATTTCTACTCATACATCAAAAGAGAGCCAAGAATGTTTTCGGCTCCCGCTGTTCTTCGGAAATATTGTTCATGGAGTTTTAGAAGATCACGTATCGTCTACTAATTTTTTAGACTTAGAAAAAATGAAGTCTTCTTTTGTAGAGCATAAGAATACTTTAGATCCAAAATCAGAAATAACTCAAGAGCTACATGAAGCTGGTCTTCAGATTTTAGAAGATTTTTATGATATATACGATGGAAGAACCTTTGATGTATATGATAAAGAAATGGGTTTTAATTTTGTTCTAGGCAATTATCTAATAATAGGTTATATAGACAGAGTAGATGTGCTTGGTAACACAGTTGAGATAGTTGACTATAAAACTGGAAAACGTGAAGTGGCACAAAAAGATGTGCATAATAATTTGCAGCTTGGAATTTACGCACTAGCTGCCTCTATAGCCTTCCCCGATAAAGATATCAAAGCGTCTCTGCATTACTTAAGATCTGGAAGAATTAAAAGCCACGAGTATTCTAAAGATGATTTAGAGAATGTAAAGCAAATGTTAATTGAAAAAATTAATTTAATTATGAATGACTTTAATTTTACTCCCACAAAAAATGAAAGAGTGTGTTACTTCTGCGATCACGCTAAATCAGGCGCTTGTGCTACAGGGGTAGCTAGATTAAAAAGATCTAAACAGGGGTAGTAAAAAGCCCCTGGTTACCCAGGGGCCATATCCAATATATATATTATATCTAATTAGAACTGAGCTACTGGATTATCCAGGCCAGAAGCAACGATATCAAAGTCGTCAGAATCAACAACTACCTTGATTGCGTCTTCATGGGCAAAGCCAAGAGTGGTCAAGTCGTCAATAACTGACTCGTTGATGCTCTGACGCATGCTGTTGAAAATGCTAGTTGCGGTTGTCATACTTTTCTCCTTAAGTTTGAATTTATATTTGTTTTTTTATAAAATATAAAGTATAATGTATTAACTTGACATACAAAGGATATCAGATTTATGATGGCAGGCGCAAATCCAAAAGATTTTTTTTTGCAAAGGTCCGCAAAAAAAACTCCAAACTTCACAAAAAAAGCAAGCACTACTCTATCATCTAAAGAATCTTCTACGCAAAAAAAAGGCAATGCTTACAGGCATACTAAGTCTGGTTACAGAGAAGATTTAGACATGAATATGAGGTCAAATTGGGAAGCCAACTTTGCCAGGATCTTAAATCGGTTATTCAATCAAGTTTGAGTTTGAGCCAAAAGTTTTTACTTTTCCAATCAAAAGAGGAACTAAAGGTTACACTCCAGATTTTTATCTAACCAAAACAAAAGAGTGGCTTGAAATAAAAGGCTACTTAGATGACAAAAGTAAAATAAAATTAAAAAGATTCAAGAAGTATTACCCGCTTGAATTTGAAAAATTAACTTTTATTATCAGCAAGTACTCAGTAGACGCTATTAGATTTGCTATTGAGTTAGAGATACCAAGGGTAATTTTTTATGAAGATATACGTAGCGAATACGCTGCAAGAATTTTAAATTGGGAAGGTAAGTAATGGCTTCTTATAAAGAGCAATATTATAATCTAGAAGAAGACGAAATGCAGGCTCTGATTGCAGAAGCTAAGACTGGGTCAGAAAAAGCGCAAGAAGAACTGCTCAAAGTTTTTAATAATTTCTTAACTAAGTATGTGACAATGTTGCACGCAGGCAAGTATAGCTTTAATGATTATGATATAAGAAGATTTATTTCTCTTTTTGTTAAAGATAACTACGTCAGGTTTGCGCTGATGAAAAACAAACTAAACCAAGCTGGCTACAAACATGTCAATGAGTGCATTAACGGTATCTTATACATGGTGAAAAGGTATTGTAGTGAAGAAGATGTGCAACAAACCGTGAGATTAACATTCTTTCAATGCATTACAAGGTATGAAAGGAAGGATTCAGAAAAGGGGCCTATTCCCTTTAGTGCATTTTTGTACAGTTATTTTTTATATCTCCTAAAAAAGAATGTAGATACTCTTTTAATCGATCAATTAGGAAGAAAATCTTTTCCACTTGTAACTCAAGACGATGCCTACAATGATTCAGAAAATGACGACTCTACTAAGTCCGGTGCTTATGTAGACACTATCCAGTATGCTAATATAGATGTGCCGTTTAGCAATGACGTTAATGAATTTTGGGTTCTAGGCGATAGCACAAACGCCTTGTTTGAAAGGCTAACAATTCAAGAAAGACAACTTTTAAAATGGAGATATATTGATGGCAAAAGATCATCAGAAATAGCAATAAAAATAACCGAACATCCAAACACTGTTCGTGAACATTTGACTAAGATAAAAGAAAAATTATTAGGAATTCTTTCTGAACCACGGAATGGAATCCTATCAAGTTCTGCTAAAATCATATTTCAGCAAAAATAAAGATGAGGAAGAAGATGACTGACCAACCAAACTATTTAACCGATACAAAAAAATTTTATGACCAAATGCTATCGGTGATTAGCCCACAACTAGAGCTCTTAGTATCTGCGATATCTTCTCAAGAGCAATTAAGTAAATACTATATTGAAATTCCAGATCCAAATTATGTAGATCTAACGATAAATGATATCGCGTCGCTTGTTGCTAGGTCTTCTAATGTTTATGGCACAACTGCAAGATTTGCAGGAATCGCTAGAGCTCAATATAAACTGCTAGAAGCAAGATATAAAAGAGTTTACAAGGCAAATAGGATAGGGAAAAATGAAGCTGAAAGAGAGGCCGCAGCAGCTGCAGCAGCAGATTCAGAATATATGGCTCTATCTTCAGTAGAAGCGCTTGTTCAAATAGCTGAATCTATGGAGCTAGCTGCGAGAATAGCATCGGAGTCAGCCAGAAAATTAATGGATAAAATGCAAGCTATGCAAATAGCTTCAGCGAGAGAAGAGAAAGGATTTTTCTCAGAAAAAGACTTTAGTCTTTACTAGAAAATAATTATGTATATAGGACATTATAAATCAGTTAACTCTGCAAATGAGTTTTTTTCTGTAAAAAGAAAAGATCTAGATTTTCCTACACAAGTAGAGTACAAGGGTAGTAGATATTTTTTAAATGCTACACACATAGTAACAACTAAAGGGCAGGAAAATAATCTAAAAACTAGGGCAAAAGAACTAAATATTCCTTTTGGTATAAAGCTGGATTAAATTGAATATAGAAGTTTTTTGTGACGGAGCTTCAAGAGGCCAAGGCCAAAAACGTTTTGGGGAAGCAGCATGCGCTGTTGTTGTCTATAAAAATAAAAAGAAAGTAGCTCAGTTTGCAAGAGGGCTTGGAGCAAGAACGAATAATGAAGCTGAGTATGAGGCAGTAATAGCTGCTCTTTTGATATGCACGATGTCTGATTTTGTTGATCCAATTATATATACAGACTCTGCAGTAGTTGCAAATCATGTAAACCAAAAATGGATCTGTAAACATCCATCTTTGGTCCCACTTTTGATGACTATAGAAGAAATAAAATCTGAATATAGATTTAGACTAATACAAGTACCAAGGATTAATGTAGCGGAAGCCGATGCGCTAGCAAATCAGTTTTTAAATAATCTAGAAATAAGAAAAGACAATATCCGATAGAGATGCTATACTAGAAACTATGAATGAAATCAAAAATAATAGTCCAATTATAATTGGATTAGCAGGTAAAGCTGGATCTGGGAAAACTAGTGTAGCTGAACACATAGTCCCAAAAGGTTCAATTGAAATTATTAAAGATAATACAAAGTGGGACCATATATTTTATGCACTTCCGTTGTATGAAATGGCTTCAATAAAAAAGAATACAAAAGGGTTAAGAGAAAACTCTAGAAAACTTTATGCACTACATGAAGTTTTATATGATGTGTATGGCAGTTCTTCTATTGGGCATGTCCCAGACTACCCCGAATTTATTAAACTGGTTAATGATATTAACAATTTGCCCATTGAGCCTGAGGGTATTAAGCCAAGAAAGTTTCTCCAAAATGCAGGAGACCTATGCAGAGAGTTTTATCCAGACTGTTTCGCATCATGGGCAATCAATAAAGCTAAAAAAATATATAGAGAAGCAATGCGCTCTTTGGATGAAGCAGAGGATAGGAATGTTGTTGTTTTAATTTCTGACGTAAGATATTTGAATGAAGCCAGAACTATCCTGGAACAGCCGAATGGTTTTGTGATATGCTTTGATGCCACACAGGATGTTTTAAATCAAAGATTAATGAAACGAGATGGGAAGCTCATGAATGAAGACGAAATGACTCATTCATCAGAAAAGCAAATAGACTACATTAAAAATATAGCATCTGCTATTATTAATACAAACGACCTTGATTTAGATCAGCAGACCGCAAAAACAATAGAAATAATAACTAAAATAAAAGAAGGATCAAATGCCTAAAATTACAAGAAATGCACAAGAAGAAACAGTAGGTTCGCCCTTAGATCAGGTTGTTTCCAATATGGCTGGTGAGATATCTTTGTCTAGCTCCCCTATTTTTATATGTGGGGTTAATAGAAAGATCAATATTGGTAACTTCGAAAACGTAGACGTATATGCCGGTATAACTATACCACTTGAAAATATAAGCCTTTCAGATAAAGAGGCTTTTACAGAAGCGGTTAAAAACGCTGCAGCTTATGGATTTTCTTTAGTTTCTAAAGAAACTGGAGAAAGATATGCCCTTATTAAAGAGTCCCAACAGACAGGTAGGTAGTTTTCCCGCTTGCAAAGTTACTATTTAATAAGTATAATATAGTTCCAATTAAAATAAACAGAGGTTAAAATGTTTAAGAAGTTAGCACAAAAGATAAAGTCAGTATTGTTTGCGGCTCAAAAGCTTGACGCTAATAGCCCAATTGCCAAAGCTCAAGCAAAGATCATAGATGATCTTGCTGTCCAGGCAGAGGTTGTAGCTGAAGTCGCCAAGAACGCCGCTGATGACATCGTCGCTTCTGCGAAGAAAGAAGTTGCCGAGGCAGTAAAAGAAGTCAAGACTAAGAAGCCAGCAGCAAAAAAGGCTGCTTCAGCTAAAAAGCCAGGAAGACCAAAGAAGACCACTAAATAATGGCTTTAGCCAAATTTAGAAAAGTTTCTAAGGGTAATAAAAAACCAGAACCAAAGAAGGAAAAAGATGAAAACAAAAATTAGTCTTTTAGACATTCTTTGGAAAGTATGGTTTAGAGTTTTTGATTGTTTAGAGGCTATGGATTCTAAGAGAGAAAAGAAACGTGGCCTTTAAACAAAAAATCTATATTAGTGGACCAAGAATGGGTACTAATAATTCTATGTATGGGATAGAACTTCCGACAAAGAAAAAGAAAACTAAATCTAGAAAACCAAAAAGGAAAAAGTAATGGTCATTAAAAAAGGCTCAGAAACTTTTGCTGGCTATAATAAGCCTAAGCGTACTCCAAACCATCCAAAAAAATCACACGCCGTATTAGCTAAGTCACGGATCAAAAGTTAAGCTAATTCGTTTTGGTCAACAAGGAGTAAGTGGTTCACCAAAGAAAAAAGGTGAGTCCGCCTCATACAGAAAACGTCGTGAATCATTTAAAGCACGCCATGCAAGTAACATCAAAAAGGGCGTGATGTCAGCTGCCTACTGGGCCAATAGAGTTAAGTGGTGATTAGGAGTATTTATGTCTAAATACGTAAATAATGTGGTGGATACAGAAAAGAAACCACCAGCAAAAAAGAAAGCAAGCGCTAAAACAAAAGCAACTTCCAAAAAGAAAAAGGATGAAAAATAATATGGCAATGATGAAAAAAGAAAAGAAGAAGATGGCTTCTAAAAAGAAGGCACCAGCAAAGAAAGCTGGAGCTAAAATGAGTGGTATGACTGCAGCTCAGAAGAAGCTTCCTCCATTTATCCAAGCAGCAATTGCTAAAAAGAAGAAAATGAAGTAAAAAATATGGCTAAGAAGAAGTCCCTTTTTCAAAAAAAAGTTACTAAAGTAATGGATGAGTATGGCAAAGGGACTCTTCACTCTGGCAAAAAGGGTCCAGTAGTCAAGAGCAGAAAACAAGCTATTGCCATAGCACTTTCTGTCGCTAAAAAGAAAAAAGCTAGAAAGAAAAAATAGGAGATATTATGGGCAAAGTAGCTTGGGACTATATAGTTCCAGTAAAACTACCAGCAGATCTAAAGGGTGTTACACCAGGTAAACTTCCAGCCAATTTATTAGTTGGTATAGAAGGTGGCGGAAAACTACACTGGCTTGCTGCTGCAGCCTACTGTGCCATGGATGAAAAGGCCAAGGCAGATGGCGTTGAACTTAAGCCAACATCAGCTGGTGATACTTATAGAACCTATGAATCACAACTTGCTGGCTTCAAACAGCGCTATCAGCTTGAAGAAATTGCTGGTCAAAGTACTCGTACATTTGAAGGTAAGAAGTGGTACCTGAAAAAGGGTATGGCTCCCTTAGCTGCTCCTGGTTCAAGTCAACACAACTTGCGGAATTGCAGTTGACATTGCCAATGCTGCTGAACCAAAGCGCATTAACTGGCTCATTGCAAACGTAAAAGATTTTGGTTGGTCTTGGGAAGTAGTTCCCGAAGAGCCTTGGCACATTCGTTATGTATGTGGAGATAACCCACCACCAGCAGTCGCTGCATGGATGGAAAGAAATGGTGTTAAGAAGCCAGAAGCTGGTGTTGCAAATTTGAATAACACACCTGCTGGCGGCGATGCAAAAACAAAATCAATCCAAGAAGCACTAAAGAAAAAGGGAATTTATGCTGGTCCAATCAACGGAGAAATGGATGCAGCAACAAAAGAAGCTATAAAATCATTTAAGATTGCTAATAAGCTTCCAGCAGACTCTGTTCCTGGACCAAAGGTCATGGAACTCCTAGGAATTAAAGCATAGTGCCGTGGAGCAGATTACTGTTGCTCTCATTGGTGTTGTCGGTGCTATTCTTGTTACTCTTCTAGAAAAAAGTAGAAGAGAAAACAAAGAAGACCATGGTTATGTTAGAGAACACTTAACTAGAATAGAAGACAAGATAGATGATCATATAAATGATCACGCAATAGCATCGTTTGATTTTTTTACTAATAAAAAAAAGAAATCTAAAAAAACAAATGGACAGCAGCACTGATAAAAAACTTTGCAAACATTGCGGGCATGCCTTGGAAAAAAGGACGGATAATCAACGTAGATTTGGCAAGCAGACTTCTCACATACTTTTAATATGTTTAAATTGCGATAAAGATTATTACGAAAAAAGACCAATGCATCCAAAAAGTGTTAAGGCGGGTGTAAATGAATCTGGTTTTAATTTTGTTGAAAATTTAGAAATTTTTCCAGAAGAAATATCTAAAGCAACATGGCACCAGGTTTTTGAAATTAATTCAAATTTAAAAGATAATTGGAGAGTAACTAAATTAGCAGATTTAAAATTAATATATGAAAGCAGGATCATTAATAATTTTTTTAAAGCCACTTACTATTGGTCAATGGACGATGACGGAAATCATCAGCATGCCTGGGCAATGAGTATGAATAATGGTTTTCAACCTTTAATAGATAAAAACAAACAATTCTCAGCACTAATAATAAGGGAGATGTACGATGGCAACAAAGAAAACAGATAAAAAATGGATTCAAAAAGCTATTAAAAGACCTGGCGCCTTTACAGCAAAAGCAAAAAAAGCTAACAAGTCAGTAGCTGGTATGGCAGCAGCCGTTACAAAGAATCCTTCAAAATATAGTGCAACAACAGTTCGTCAAGCAAATCTCGCTAAAACTTTAAGAAAAATCAGTAAAAAAAGAAAGAAGAAATAATGACTTGCCATAATCCAAATCATCATCAATCAAATGGGGAACCGTGTGTTGGTGGCCCTCATCAGCCCAGCCATATGGGTCAAGAATACCAAAGATGCTCGATGACGCACATGGGGCAAAACAATTTTGGCTATAACCCACATAATGGCCATACAGCGCACAATCCACATGATATGCATTATCATATAAATAAAGTATCTCTACGCAATTGGTCAATGAATTTTGCTTATCTAGCACTACATGCTGTAGAAATTTATTTGATTATTAAATTGGTATAATTATGGCTTCGAAGAAAAAGATGG